TCCCCCTTTCGGGTGAGGTTCTCTTGTAGCATTTGCTACGGTATCTTTAATGATGGAGCATATTATGGCTGATAAGACTCGACACAAATATTTAGATGATCAAAAGTTTGCCCTTTACAATGGTACTCTTACCAGAGTTGGTGCAATTAATGACTATCTATATACGCGAATCGGTTCTTCTCTACCACATTATGAAGCCATAATTAAAGAGGGAAAATCTGCTACTACTCCCTTGACTGTGGAAGTCCGAGATCGATTAATCGATCAAGGCGCCATTACAAGGGTTTGGGCGGATGGTCGTGAGGAAAACCAGACTTGGTGTGGTTTCTCTCACTCCGTCCCATACTCTACGCCGTCCAGTTTTAAAGCTGAGACTGCACGTAGTATAGCTGCCGTCAAAGTTCGCGGGAAGATCCACGATGAATCGAGTGCCTATTCAGGCCTTCAATTCTTGGGTGAACTCCGTGAAACATTGCATATGATTAAACACCCTGCCGAGGCCGCCTTCGCTCTTACTAATAAGTTCGCTCGTAATGCTTCGAATCTACGTCAAAAACGTAAGGTTCGAAAGATTACAAAACGAGACTTTAGTGAAGCGATTGCCGGTTCATGGTTGGAGTTCGCCTTCGGCTTACAGCCGTTGGTAGACGATATCACTGCAATAGCCGCCGCTGCCCTCCCCATGCAAGAAGACATACGTATCGTACGTCTTACTGGTTCTGGGGTCGACTATGGCTCCTCTTCGGAGTCACAGGAAAACGGAGATTTTGGCCTAGCCAATATTTCACGTATCCGTGAGGCGGTTTCGACGTACAAACACAAATATGTCGTAGGTTTTCGTAGAGAAGTCCAAGCTAGTAATAACTCACTTCGTCAGGTTTATGATCAGGGAGCTTTTAAGTTTTCTGAAATCATACCTACCGCTTGGGAGCTCTTACCTTGGAGTTTCTTTATTGACTACTTTTCGAATATCGGTGATTGTATTAACGCAGATCTGGTTTCTTTGGAGAATGTCGTTTGGTCTAGTTCATCGGCAGTTTTCACTTATGACGAATTGTATCATTCTTTCGCTATTCGTGACGCCTTCCCTTATCTAGGCACTACTACGTTCTCCGAGCAACCACTATACTCATCCCGTTACACGCGCGTTACCCGTACTGGCGATATGCCGGATTTCCCGTCACTTCGGTTTCAGTTACCGGGGGCTACTAAGCAATTCTTAAATATTGCTGCTTTAGCCGCGCTTGTCTTTCCAAAATAACTTTAGGAGTTTTCCATGATCGTTATTCCGGCCGCCATTACTGGCGCAACCCAAACTGGCCTGACTGCACCTATTTATAATACGACGGTTGATACTCCGCCGGATTCAAATAGCAAGCAGGTCGCAGTTACTTCCCTGGGTGGTACCCAGGCTGGTGTCGATGCGCACTCTGTGTCACGTCCTTTTACGCAAACGGTCTCACGCCCGAAACAGATGTCAAGCTTGGGTAAACCCAATCCTACAACTGGTCGTATCGCGAGTATTCCGTTTAATACGTATAAGGTTCTGACTCGTAAGGGTGTGCTTCCGATTGCTGGACAACCTTCCGTCCCGATGATTATTCGGACTGAGATCCAAGTTCCTGCAGGTTCTGACACTGCTGATGCTCCAAGCATCCGAGCTGCGCTTTCCGCGCATATCGGTTTGCTTTCGGTTGCATCGGCTGGTGTCGGCGATACCTGTGTGAACGGCGTGATCTAATCCTTTAATCACCTTCACGGGAGCTACGTATGGACTTTAACCCTGCGGATTTGCTTAAGTGTCTCACTGAAGACTTTGGTTACAGTGAACCTCTTCCTTTATCCTCGGACCTGTCGGTCCGGGATGCGAGAAAGAGTTCGCTGTTAAGTAGCATACTAAAAAAGTATGTTACTGAGTCCTCGAAAGAATTGGAACACAAGGCTATCGATGGCTTTTTGACCTCGAACGCCAAGTGTGCACTGTGGAAACCACCGTGCGACGATAATTACCTAGTTGATGTTCTGTCAATAGCTCGACAGATTATTCATTCTAGTTTTTATCATCTCCCCGGACAACAGACTGATTTTCATTTAGAGAATTTTCTAAATTTCGGTCGAGTTGGTCCTGGTTCGTCTATTGGTACCAAACGAACAGATTTCCTAGGAAAACTATTCGAGGGTGCCTTAAGTACGAATTCTTTAAGCCTATATAACCACTATAGGTCGATAATTACTGGTCGATGGTTAGCTGCGGAGAAACTCCGAACCGCTAACTTTGGTACCGTAATATCGGAGTCCAGCAAATTGTCTACTGTCCCAAAGAACCGAGAAACCAACCGTACTATCTGTACTGAACCTTCATTGAACATGTTTTATCAATTAGGTGCAGGTCATATTATTGAGACTATGTTGCAGCGAGATCATGCAATTGATTTCGCTGTTCAACCTGAGATCAATAAAGATATGGCCCGACGCGGATCTATTGATGGTAAATTTGCCACCATAGACCTTCGGTCAGCTTCAGATACTATTTCATACGCTCTCTGTCAATACTTACTCCCACGCCAAGTGTTGGGCTGCCTCGATATAATTCGATCGCATTCAACAGTTGTTGATGGACGGAAGATTGACTTGAGTATGATCTCGTCTATGGGGAATGGATTTACATTTCCTCTCCAGACTTTGATCTTTGCGTCGTTGGTGCGCGCCGTTTATATATACATGGGTATTACCCCTAATATATATATCCATCGCAACTATTCTGTGTTCGGAGATGACATAATTTGCCTTAAAGAGGCCTATCATGTTGTCTGTCGTGTGTTGAATTGTTGCGGTTTCGAGGTTAACGATGACAAATCGTTTAACCTTGGTGCGTTTAGAGAATCCTGTGGTGGTGACTTCTTCCGTGGAGACGACATTCGTGGCGTCTACATTAAGGGAGTAACCAGTGAACAAGACCTCTACTCAGTTTTTAATCGTCTTTGTAGGTGGAGCGCTAAGTATTCTATTTCTCTTCATCGTACTCTTCGTTATGTTAAAGGACTGGTTGATTTTCGACCAGTACCTTTACATGCGGGAGACACCGAAGGACATAAAATACCCGCCTCTTTCCTCACAAGCCCAAAGTTCGATCGGAACGGTTCGTGGATCTATCGACCCACAATTCCAATCCGAAGAACCTTAAGCTTAGACGACGTTTCTTATAGTAATTGGCACGGTCGTATAATCGCCTTAATCGGCGGATATATCGAAAGTGCCAGTTCCATTAAGATGGGACGTATCGGAATTCGCGACCAGCGAACACGATATCAAGTCAGTCGACGTGTAACCCCACATTGGGATTACACGCAGGCTGCCGAGCCAACCCCTCGAGATTACTTTGAATGTCTTGTTGACATTCTGTAATCGCCGAGTCTTTATAGCCTTTATTAAGCTATATTAATCCGTAAGGAAGCTCTGGACTCTTGAGTCTTAACTCTACTATGCTAC